TTATTGGAGCGGCCTCACTATTTCTGCCTTTCTCCTGTAGTGTTTTTGAGTAGTTTTGATGTCGTCATGAGTCAGCAGTGAAGCGGCATGTATCAGGTCCGTATCGCTTGCCGTCTTCGCTCTCAAATCATGTTCTGCAAATCGTTCTGTCAGTATTCCTTTTTCCAGTGCCTTGACCATCTTGCGCTGCCAGATCGCACTGAATCCAGAGACCGTGTATCCACCTCCATCTCGTGTACTGATCAGGTAGATGCTGGTGAATTTTCTCAGCTTGCCGATCCGCTTGATGGCAGCGTCCAGGGCAGGGGTGCGCTGGATAATGATCCCCTTGCCGGTCTTGCTGGTCTTGACATGGATGCCATCAGGCTTGATCTGATCACGCTTCATGCTCAGGATGTCGCCCTTGCGTAACCCGGTCAGCAGTTTGAACTGCATGTAGGCAGCGATCTGTTCACCAGCGAAGTCTCCAAAGGCTTTGAATTCATCGTCCGTCACGTAGCGATCACGTGCCTGTTCTTTGTATCGCTTGACTGACAGGCATGGATTCGATGTGACCAGGCCCCACTCAATGCAGGACGTGAACACATGCGACAGAACACCGATGATGCGGTTCGCCTGAACCTTGCCGTTTCTGCTTACGATGTCACGGAATTTGTAAACGGCCTGCGGTGAAATCGCCTGTGGCCGGACTTTGCCCAGCGCCTCCTTGATGATAGCGCCGTAGCGTAATTTCTCCTTGTACGTCCTCTCAGCGTTCTGACAGGCGACCTCTCTCATGTAGCGGTCTACCGCATCAGCCAGGGTCCGGCAATGACCACCGGGTCCTGTAATCTGAGCGTATCCGTACATGGCAGCGGCATAGTCTCTGCCGAGGTTGTGCCACTTGCCGCCGGGATCAGCGAAGTAATACGTACCTGATCGCAGGTACATGCGCTGCGGAAGGTGTTTGTCTGTTCTGCGTTGTCTACCCATGTTGCGCCCTCTCATAGTCATCGAGAGCCGACAGTGCCACATCCACTTCAGGCGCTACCCCCATTGACGCCTCCAGTGCTTTGCGCAACACCAGCGGTTCACCCAGGCGAGCAACCATAAACTTGACCCCCATGACCATCAGTTGCTTGCGCTGTTCCGCATGACGCCTGTAACCCGTCAGCCTGCAAACTTCGTCAGTCTCTAAGAATGTCGTGTACTCGCTCAATTTGCTGCCACTACCTCCCCTTGATAAATGTCCCCTTCAGGACCGATGCTCCCCAAATTTTCTTTGCGCCTGATCTCATTGACATTGAGCCAGCCCCATTCGCGGCCTACTGCATAGGCGTCGTATCTGTCGCTCTGAGTGCCTCTCAGGAGCCCTTCCGCATTATGTTCTAGGAAATGTGTGCGTCTGCCGTCTACGCTCAGCAGAGAGGCGTTCATCGCTTGTTCAATGCGCACCAGCCAGGGCCGGAGCGTGTGCATGACCAGGCTGCGAGATTGTTCTGTGATGTTCGAGTACGTCGCATCTGAAAGGATGCCGATAGCCGGAGGCGGCACCCGGTAGATCCGCGCCACATCTTCCAGCGTCAATTTCCGTGATTCAACAAATTGTGCATCCTGTTGGCTCATACCGATGGCTTCGTATTCCATGCCTTCTTCCAGAATAATCATCCGAAATGCATTGCTTGTGCCACTGTAATTCCGCTCGAAACTGCTCTGGATGTTGCTGGTCTGGTCATCCGTCAATCTGTTGGGATGCTTTAATGCCGCGCCAATCGTTGCACCGTTCTTGTAGAACGCGCTCTCAAATGATTGCTGTGCCAGTGCCAGGCCGACAGTCTCCCGCGCAATCGTGATCGGTGACAGCCCGCTGAACCCGTCTGTGCTGCGGTAACGAAGGTGCAGGACTTCATCCTGCGTGTACTTCTCAGTTCCACCGCGCTCTGGCGTCAATTCATAGCGCACTCTGCCGTTCATCAGCTTGACGGGATGCATGTGCGATGGATGCACCGGCAGCAACTGAGTCACCGCTCCGCGTCCGTCCAGGTCCTTTAATGCATAACCGTTGCCGGTCAACAAGCACGATGCAACGAACTGCTCTCTGAATTCCATTGCCGTCTGCACCTGGTTTGCCTGATCGTGCAGGAGGTGATGGAGTGGGTGATTGGTGTCTATCTGCCTGCCACCGTCCTCTGTGCGGCGATAAGGTGCCAGGGGCAAAGTGGCGACGGTCTCAGCGATCAATTGAACGCAGGCATGGACCGCAGGAACGCCGGTTGCCGTTTCCGGTGTCACCCATTGGCCTGCGGCATTGGCCCGGATGCCGAGCTTTTCAGCCAGGTACGGATCTCGACTGGAGACCGTTTGTGCTCTGCTTTCCCAAAATTTCCAGTTCATAAGGTCTCCATGAATCTCTGTGCATGTGCCAGTCGAACCGGAACATAAACATGTTGCAGATGCCGACGAGCCACACTGCTATCCACATAGGCCGGATTCGATGTGATGGTGATCTCGTGCAAGGTCACATCCAACAGACTGCGGTGAGGCTTGCCGTTGACTTGATCCCAGAAGTCACCACCTTTGGGAACCGTGAATGCGAATGACGCCCCGGCCACATCGCGACGTTCAACCAGTGCCGCCAGGTCTCTGGCAACCTGTGTCGGGGGCAGGTCGATTTCAAAGAACAGACCGCGTTGATTCTCTTGCAGGCGCAAAGTGCCTGAACCCACTCGACCCAGCACGCTTTTCTCATCGTGACCGTACAGCGCCATGATGTGATCAGCATCAGCCAGGGAGCGTGTAAACGCCCCCGGCTGGATGCTCTCGGTGAACCCGCCCAAATCACGTGACATTGCATTGAATACCGCAGCGTAACCCTCCAGCCTCCCGCTGGAAGGTGCGCGGAGTTCAACGGCTGGACGTGTTTCGAGTGCGCCGTTCATCAGGTCAATACCATATCCGTGCTAGCGCAGAATGACTCAGCGTGACGAACCGCAACATCGCAGTCCTGGAAGGCGTTGATTTTCACGCCACCCTTGGAGTAGACATCGCTGTGGTACGGGTTGACGAGGATGTCCACGCCGGACCAGTAGCCGATCAACAGGCTGGACCAGTCAGCGAAAATGAGCGTACCAGTCACCAGCGGTGAGCTGGTCGGATCGCCAGCGATCTGCGTGGATGTGCGCAGCGGATAACCGGCCAGGCTGTTGGGGTCATCCTGAATAAACCGGGAGTCCGTGGTCGCCACTCTGACCGTGCTGCGCATTTTCTTGACCACGTACGGATTGCACAGCCAGCCCATTGATGAACCGTCAGCATTATTGCTTTCAATATCAGCGATGTGATCCAACACCAGGGCCCAGGTCGGAGCACCGGCGAAAGAAACAGAACCGATGCCGGCAGTGCCCAAAACACCGATGGGTTGATTTCCATTCGGTGAGGCTGCGCCGGTGCCGGAGATCGCAGCGTTATCAATCTCGGTGGCAATCTGGCTTGCCAGGTCATTGCGTACCAACTGTTCAACAGATGGCACGGCGTTGATCAGCATCCGGCGGCTATATTCGACCTCTGCACCCACGGTTTTGGGTGCCAGTTCAACACTGGTGAAGGTGTGGTCTGATTCGGTGAGTGCGCCGTGTTCAGTCACCCAGTAGGTGGTTGCGCTGCCGGTCAGCTTCGGAATGTCGGGATTGCCTACCAGACCATCAAGGATGGTGGCACCCAATGCCTGCACCTGGAGTCTGGCACGCAGGCGATCAATAAAGAGATCAGCCCGGTGAGCATCCGGCACCAAGTTGCCGCCGGTGCCGGAAGTCAGCACGTCACGTTTTTCAAGGAACACTTCATGCGGCACCAGGATGCCCTGTGGTGATTTGCCGGATCGACGGGCCAGTTCTTGACTGACTTCGCTTTCCTTGGCAGCGTCTACAGAGCCAGGTTCCAGGCGTGCGGCGATGGCCTTGGTGATTTGGAAACTGCGGCAAGCCTGGTCAAACGTACCATCATGTCCCCTTTGCGGCTGGTTCGGATCAGTCGCCATGCTGCGTTCTGCATCGGCAATGACTTCAGCCCGTTCGAGTTGAGATTCCAGAGATTTCATCTGTCCGCGAAACTTATCAAATTCCTTTGACTCTTTCGCGTTCAAATCGCGCTCCTCTTGTTCTGCCATCGTTGTGAGGGCGCGCATTCCCTCAACAATTCCGTGGCGTCGTTCTCGTAAAGTTTGGATATCCATTTACTATTTACCCTTTGCTAAAACTGGAGATAGGCGTCAACGGGGGTGATGACGCCGATCTCCCCAATGTCACAGGCGAATGCCTGCAACCCCTTAAAAACTGTGCTGCCTCCGTACTGCGCTTCAGAAAACCGCCCCCTATGAGTGTAAGAGGCGAGGCCCTATGCGAACGCAGTACGGATTTATGCCACGACGCGGCAGCGGAATCGTGATTCCTCGCATAGGGCCGAAAAACCAATTTTTTACTCGTCCACCACATATTCTTCAATTGCGTCCTGTTCCTGTGTGGTGTGCGCGATAGTAAGATGCACCGTTCCGTTACCATCGATTACTCGATAGAAATCATTAACGATGGGATCGAGCGTTGCGTATTTTTTTTCTTCGCCGCGCTGCGTCAACAGGATTGGTTCAAACGGGTCCGCTTTATAAAGGAAAACCTTTCCCCAGGCGTCAGCGAACTGGAAAACGTCCACCCTCCACTTTTCATCATCAGCCTTTCGGCAGGTTATATGAGCATCCCGTGTCGGAATCTTTCCTATCTTCAGATCACCTTCCGATGGTGTAAATGGAATTGCGCTGACCATGATGCGAAGTTCATTCAGGGTTTTTGCTTCATTGAGCATGACAGTGACGTCATAGTCGAAATAGGTGTCTTTACTCATTCGCGGGTCCTGTCGATGGGTGTATTGCCATGCTGGAATTTTAGCGCGTAATCGAAATATACGCAATCAAATTCTAAATATGATTATCAAATAGTGAAAATAAAGGAGATGATCGAGCCTTTTTCCTACATACAGGGCAGGGTAATTCAGGCAGGCTAGATAAAACGGTGTTCCCCTGGCCGCTACCCCCGGCAGGCGACTGCCGGGGGTTTTTATTGGCTATCGAAATTGACTAATGTCATGGCAGGTTGTTCAGCAAACGCGCAGCATCAATTGTTAGGCACAGTTTTCTCTAAAACAAGAAAAAGGGACTCGTCCGCCATGGACGGCCTGGTAGGAGAATATTATGTTTAAGAAATCCAAATTAATGCTGCCAGTTCTGGTAGCAGTTTTTATAATATCGATTCTATTCCCATCCGGAGTGTTCGCTCAGCTAGCAGCAGGCTCAGTAGAAGACTGTATCGATAATTTCATTACAGAGTATGGATTTTACGTTAGCGACGTAGAAGTGAACTTCGATGAGTCGGGCTGTGGTCGATTCAATGGTATGGCTCATGCTTTCCGAGAAGGCGATGATGGGACCAACCTGGTCCGTTTCCGTGCGGTTGCAGCGCACAAACAGTGTTGGGCTGAAGATCAGGCTTATAATCTTTTAGGAATTTCGTTCCAACTCTCAGGCAAGGATGTCAGCATGTGGAAAAAATTTCTGCTCGACGAGGGATGCGATTTGGTCAACTACGATGAGAAGATAGTTTTCTTGACCCAGATGGAGTTCAAAGGCGATTTAGTCACGGGGGCTAAAAATCTCGGAATAAAAGGAAAAATCAAATCAGGTTTGGACGCTGCTGACAAGATCTGCACTAAACTCGCCAACGACGCAGAATTACCAGGTGATACTTACACGGCTTGGCTATCGGACTCTACAACGGATGCCAGAGATCGGGTCACGCAATCAGCGTTGCCCTATGTTCTTGTCAACGGTGAGCTAATAGCAGACGACTTTACCGACCTTATTACTTGCGACCCCAATTGCCTGATTCACGAGATCAACAGGGATCAACTCAATTCCGTGAGAACAGGTGGAGCTATATGGACCGCGACGGAAAAAGGTGGAGCTTATAATTCAACCTCAGGCACCTGTGAGAATTGGACTGCAACCACCGGTTCGGCCCCTGTAGGTTCTGTGCGTACCCCTGCTGCTGACGGATTAACCGAGATTTGGACCGACTGGGAGGTATCAGCACTTTGCTCAACCCAGCGCCGATTCTATTGTTTCCAGAATTAACAGTATGGTATCAGCCTTTCGTTAGTAGGGTGCGGCACTGCAGGGTGTCCCGCTCCTTCACACACAGCCCCGGTCAGCAATGGCCGGGGTTTTTATTTTCACGCACTCAACGTAATAATCCCGCGCTCCCCATAAACCGATTCAAACGGAGGCGGCTCGCGGTTGTACAGCCCCAGCGCCATCGTCAGCGCCACCAGGCCATCGACGCGATCAAAACTCTTGTCTTTGGCAATCTTGCGCGCCCCGGCTGGGTCCTGCGTGACAACAGCGTTCGAGGCGTTCCAATCCAGCACCGGCGAATCATGCCGTAGTGATCCGTCAAGGATCGCGGTCTCCAGGTGATCGACGGCAGGCCCCATGTCTTTGAATCCTTGCCCCCACGGAACCAGGTTCAATTCCATGCCTTCATCAGCCAGCATTTTCAATAAGTCCTCGATGCGCCAGCGGTCATAGGCAATGCCCTGAATATCAAACATGCTGTCCAATTCGGCCATTTTGTGAACCACGAAACTTTTATCAATTACCCGCCCTGATGTGGCGATCATGTGGCCCTGATCGCGCCATGTTGGATACGGCACGCGATCCCGATTTGCCCGTTCGTGTAGGCGATCAGATGGAACCCAAAAAAAACATAGTGTCTGGATCTCGTCACCGATGGGAAAAATCAGCACCAGCGCAGTCAGGTCCGTTGTACTGCTGAGATCCAGCCCGCCCCAGCACGGACGGCCCCGCAAAGATTCAATATCAATGGCCTGTTTGCCTGCCATCCAGTCAACGGAATTCAGGAACCGGCTCTCAGCATCGACGAGCTGGTTTAGATACAAATTCCTGAACGCCGCCTCTGATGCTGGGATGCGTTTTGCCCGTTCTGCAAAGGTGCGCATTTCTCGCAGGCTGCGAAAATCACTGAGCGCCGGATTGCATTCATGCCACACGTTTTCATCCCAGATATCGGCGTCCTCTGGTGCCTGGTAGATGATCGGTGCAAAGGTTTCATCCTGAATGGTGCCGTCACGGACCTTGCAGCCATAGTCAAATTGTTCGTACATAATCGAATTTTTGTTCGCTGACATCGTGCTGATGATGATGGTCAGCGGCTGACTTCGGGCGCCGGTGGAGCTGGTCAGCACATCAAACAAATCGCGGTTCGGTGCCTGTGCCAGTTCATCGTAAACAATGCAGGAGGCAGAGAATCCGTGCTTTGTTCGGGACTCGGAGGAAACGGCCACGTAAAAACTACCGGAGGCGTGATGCACGATGCGTTTCTGTGAATCAATGATTTTGACGTGTTCAGCCAGTTCCGGATCATTCCGGATCATCGTTGTCGCCGCAGCGAAAACCAAAGACGCCTGGTAACGATCCGCAGCGGCTGAATAGACTTGCCCGCCCTTCTCATCGTCACCCAACAAGTGATACAGGGCCAGGGCTGCGGCCAGTTCCGTTTTTCCCTGTTTGCGTGGCATGGTGATCAGTGCAGTTCTGACCTTGCGCCTGCCGTCATCGTGAACCGGACCATAGATTTTTTCGAGAATATCCAGTTGCCAGTCACGCAGTTCAAACGGCAAGCCAGCAGACGGCCCGCTGGTGAACGTCAACTGCTCGACAAATTCAATGACGCGCTGAGTGGTCAGGCTGTAATTTTGCTGGCCCACTTGCCCGCCTTCGGTTTGTGCGTGATCTTGATCCCGGTCCTGTCACTGGCACTCAGGCCGAGCTTGCTACCCCATTTCAGCATTTGGTCAGCATAGGTGCGCTGTGCGTTGACGATGGCCGCGACCTTGGTTCCATGTGAACCCTGTTCAACCAGGCTATCGAGATTCTGAACGTCCTTTGTCGCCTGAACGTAATTAGCAAATGATTCGCAGTAGCAAGCCAAAGTATTTTGGTCTGCAAGAGTGAGCAATCCGCAATTCTCCAGCACAGGTGCCAGGCGTTGCCATTCCACTTGACCGAGATCGCACAGCCAGTCGGGACAGATCGCACCCACTTCAATCTGCGGTTCGTCCAGGTTCAGCGGACGTTTACCGGGATTTCCTTCTAATACTTTCAAGTTTGTAGGTTTGGGTTTACCTGCCATGTTGGCCTCTTTCATTGTGCGAAAAATAAACCCGGTAGTAGGCGTCGATGGTAGCGGTACGCTCTCCCATGATTTATTTCCGGTGCCAGGGATGTGCTGGATCAGTCGGTAGGCCGTCGGCATCACATCCTTTCATCGGCTTATCAGACTTGCCCAGCTGTCGCTGCGTGACAATGGAATGACACGGACGGCACAGGCTGCGGTAGTTGTCAGGATCGAGTTCAGCGCCACCCAGGTTGATCGGGACAATGTGATCGACATCAGTTGCAGGCACGGTGCGTCCTGCGGCCTTACATAGTCGGCACAATGGTTCTTTTGCCAGTTGTAACCGGCGTGCCTTGTGCCACACAGCCAGGTCGTAGAATCTGCTCATTTCACTTGCATTCCTTATGCTTGCTCTTGTCTAATCGTCAGCATTACTTGCTAATTGAGTTCTTGGAAATGTCTATTATTCGCATGCTAGTTCTGCTTAATCTTCTTTCTTTTTCCACTTCACTTCTTGCTGAAGAAGATGATGGAATGAAATTGCTTAAACGGTGCAGCGATGCAATAGAAGCGACGATAGACAGCACAGCTGAGCAGTTCATGAACACTGCGTATTGCAAGGCGTTGATAAGGGGTGTCCGTGACACCAATTCTGTCTACATGGCTTTTTTTCCGCGTAATGATGGAGATGTCCCCGCCTACAAAATTGCTTTTTGTAGTCCTTTGGAAGCGACTATCGGACAGCTGGCTAGAGTCGTCGTCAAGTTTCTGGATGCAAATCCAGAAAAACTTCATCACCGAGATAGCCTTTTGGTCATACAAGCTCTGCATCATGCTTATCCATGTCTTGAGCAGTAA